AGAAAGCTTGCGTCTTCTCGTATACCAATTTCGAAATACAGGCTCCAACCCAGAACTAGTTTGAGACATGATTGAGACCGATCCAGTGGGGGCATTGGTCAGAATAGAAATATTACGACGCCCAAATTTGGAAATTTTGTCCCGCAAAAAAATTGGAAGTTCTGAAATATAGGAATTTGAATTTTCTATCCCCCAATCGAATACCGGAAATGCGCCGCGCTCCTTTGCCAACTCAACGCTCTCTGCGTAAGCACCTATTTTAAGGTTTGCATATATCTTATCTATGACCTCGGCCGCTTCGTCGGAGTCATATCTCAACTTCAAGCACGCAATCGCGTCGGCTAAACCGTGTGTTCCTAAACCAGTTCGGCGGCCTGCGGCGCAGGCGCGAAGTAATTTGTGCCAAAGAGCGACCTCATCATCAGTATCACACTCCTCTATAATACCCTCTAGTTTTTCTATTTCAAGCTCTACCAAATCATCTGACAGTCGCATGGCGACAGAGGCGGCCTTGTCAAAAGCCACAAAATCAAATTCTGCTTCTGCCGTAAATGGGTTTTTAACAAAATTCTTCAAGTTAATAGAGATTAGCCGACAAGAATCATACGCCGATAGCGGGATCTCACCACAAGGATTTGTGGTTAGGGTTTTAAAACCAACTGCCGAATAACTGTTGGCCGGCAATCGATCAAGAATATTATCCCACATCAACAGGCCAGGCTCCGCAGTCTTGGTTGCGGACTTCACAATGAGATCCCAGAGGTGTGAAGCTTTTACTGTCTTCGTATAAGCCGGGGTTGTGCCTCCGTTAATGGGATATCGTAAAACAAAATCATCGTCACTTTTGACTGCCTCCATAAAATCATCTGAGATCCTCACCGAAACGTTCGCACCTGTAACTTTTGTAAGATTATGCTTCATCGTAATAAAGTTCTCAATATCGGGATGACGTATGTCCATCGAGATCATAAGGGCGCCACGTCGGCCATTTTGACCAATCATCCGGCACACATATGAATAAAAATCCGCAAAGCTCCAGGCGCCAGTTGTGGTTCCGGCAGCATTATTTACAGGAGAACCCTCGGGGCGCAACTTACTAATATCCAAGCCAACACCGCAACGACGCTTGAATAAATTAGCCAGTTCCTTTCCACTGTTAATAATTGAAGAAATGTTGTCATCAGGAGAATCAATGACAACACAGTTAGACAAAGAAGCACCGACATGATCATTTCCTACCCCATACATGGGGGATCCTTGAGGTACGATACAATCAAACCCCTTAAAATAGCTATAAATTTCTTCATAAGACAGTTCCCCATCTCCCCCAAACTTAGCCTCTGTGCGCGCAAATTCACGCGCGAGACGGCGATGCATGTCGTCAGGGCTTTTTTCAAGACACTCCCCTAACTTATTTTTAAGACAATACTTTGTCATCCAAACATTGGTTGCCAGTTCGTCTCCCTTGAAGTAGTCAAGAGTACATTTTTTTACTTCTTCCACTGCGTACATTAAACCGAGCCTCCATTCTTTCGGAATTCTTTATATTTTTCTTTCAACTTTTTTGCCTGTTCTCTGGCTGTTGCAACCTTTATTTCGCCTATTGTCTCATCACTCTGTTGTAGAACACGAACCTTAACACTTGATGTATCCATATATATGGGATAGATCATCCCATCCGGGCCGTTTCTATTTTTTGCCACGAAAAGACGGCCGCCTTTCACCGCCTTGTCCTCGATCGTTCGTGAAACTGAGAATATTAAATCCGCCACAAAACATTTATTAAAAGCTTCAGATATAGATTCCATCGTGATCACTTCGGCGTTCAAGCCCGATCGATTGGTCTGCGAGGCAGTCCAAACAGGACACTTATTTTCCTGTGCTAGTGCGCGGAGGTCCTCATAAATAGTTTCCAGTTCATGTCTCTTCTCTTTTCTTATTATTTTTGGTCTTAAAATATCACCATAATCTACAATAATCAAATCTGGTTCGAAGCCTCTATTTTTAAGCTTTTCCAAGTGAGTTCTAATCGTACCAGTGGAGGCCGATTTTGTTGGATACTCTTTCACGATCAGGGAAGCTTCGAGATCTTGTACCTTTTCGTAAATTTGTTCTTTAAAAGAACGCAGGTCGGCCATGGGAACACCCGTAATACAACTGTCATAACGTGCAGCGATCACCGTATCTGCCAACTCCAGCGTATAGTGTACAACATTTTTAGATTTTTTTAAAGCCGCAGAACCCAGGTGGACAAGTACCATAGATTTTCCTGCGCCAGTGGGAGCGATCACAACCCCTAGTTCTCCCCGCCCTAGGCCGCCATCAGAAATTTCGTCTATGTCTTCCCAGCCGGTTGTAACTGGGTTGCGAACCCTCCTTACAAACCGCGCCTCGAAGTCGGCTTTATAATCGTACCCATGATCGTTATCGGCGCCGAGCTTAAGTGCCTCATTGATGATTTCGCTTATTTCATCGAAAGAGGAGGTCTTGATCAAGCCAACAGATTTCATCATAGCTTCCTTCAGTTTCTGCTTGCGACAAAAGTCGAGAGAGATCTCCTTAATATACTCGGACCCCTCGATGCCCACTTCAACATGACATATGCGCGCAAAATAATCTCGTAATTGCTTTTGCACCACTTCATTTTCGTCATCAAGCTCGGCGCGGAACAAGGTGGTTAGAATCTTGCAAGTAGGGTGCACGCTATAACGCTCACGGTAATCAAAAATCTTATTTATAAATACACGCAAGTATTTAAGTTCAAGGAAAACCGGATCCAACACCTCAAAGATCTGATCCGCAAAGGGCCTGTCGACAAGAATCAGATGACACAAATCTTCCTGAAACGATTTTCCAAATCTTGAGAAGGAGGGAGCTTCTACCTGAGTGAGCCCGGGAGTTTTCATTTAGCTGCTCTTTTTCGATCGGAGATCATTTTTAAAAAATTTTGAAACAAACCATCCAGCTGAACCTCACCCATGCCATCCTGGACAAGCATTTTTCTAATTTGTGTTTTATTCAATTGTGGTATAAAACCGCCCACTGTTTCGGTAACAATTTGCTTTGACTGGACCGACAAAGAGGGGGCGTATAACTGCATTAATTTATAGTTCTCAGTAATCACGGCATGGCCGTCCACAACAGCTGCGTAACACTTGAGAGAAGAATCGATACCTTCGGCATACTCTACCAGATGATCTACCATGCAAGATTCGGGAGAAGCCAAAAAAGGAAACCTCTTTGATACCGTCGAAAGTCCGATTCCTCGAATCCCTTCTAGATTGTCACTTTTATCGCCAACGATAGCTCTGGCAAGAGCAAAGTTAGTCGGGTGAATTCCATAGGTGTCGACAACTCTTTTTTTATTTAAAATCTCTTTGCATATGGGTCGGTATAAAACTGTTTCATCGTCCAGGAGTTGAATAAAGTCCTTATCTGAGCTGACAATAATCTTCTGTGCGCCGGAGAATTGGGGCTCGTGGACGACCTGTGCAATAATATCATCAGCCTCAACCCCTTCAAATATTAACTGCATGATCGGCATCTCATTCAAATATTCAAACAAACGCGTTTGTTGCCAAATTTTGTTGGCCGCCTCTTCGCCCTCCGAAAGGTTCCGTATATCCCGGTTTAAGCGTATGGGTGAACGCCCTTCTTTATAGTTCTTGTTGACTGTCTTTCTTTTCCTGGAGCCGCCGGGGCCGTCCCAACATATGACTATCTGATCGGGCTTCATTTCACGTACTAATTTGTTCAAGATTTTCATGAACCCTTTCACACCACCAATTGGTTGTCCGTTCGTCGATAGTGATGGATCAACAATATATGCACGAAAATACATGTTCAGCGCATCAACAATCAAAATCCTTTTATTCCTAAAGTCTGTGCTTTTCAACTGAAACCTCGTCTATGGTATACACTACCTTTTTTACTCCGCAAAATCTTAAAGCTTCCTCACACATGGCGCACGGCTTGGACATTCGAAATGCGCCGTTTTTGTTCGTGCGCACGACGTACATTGTCGCACCAGATGTGAGAGAGTGGTCCAACCCCAACACACATCCCAACTCCGCATGGTGGGTAGCATGACCACAAGCTCTAGTATCTCTAAATCGATTACCAAATCTCTTATACTTATCTTTGTTGTAGGATGTATTAAGTACAGATCCGCCCTTTACTAATACGGCGCCGTGCTTAAAGTGATCATGTTGGCTTTGCTGTGCCACTCTTTTTGCCAAATCAAAATAGCTTTTAACCTTGTTTGATATCCTCATACCCTTATACTACAGAGGTTTGCTGTAAATGTCAAGCGTTTTTTATTTTTAATGACGGTTGCGACGAGATCGGCGACGCCGCTTGGCGGCCCGGTTACGACTGACATCCTGTTGCTGGCGCTTTCTCGTGGCTGCCCGGGCATCGGGGCGGGCGCGCTTCTTCTGTGCGGGCGCGGCGGCGTACCGACGAGACTTCTTTCTAGTATTTACAGAACGGCGCCGATGCTTTCTCCTAACACCCGCTGGGCGGCCGCGGTGGCGGCGGCGGCGCCGCCTTTTGACGTCTGCAGGGCGGTGGCGGTGTGGGTGAGAGCGGCGGGATGGTGTCACCTCGTGCCAGTGACTGTGAGTATCGAATCGAATAATGCGATAGCGTCCAAAAGGAACAAGACACCCAGTCATCAACATGGCCATGGTCAAAGTAATAAGTATTTTCTTCATTTTACTTCCCTCTCGTAAACAAGTCTGTCATAATATAAATAGTTGATAACGCTAGCATCAGCCAACATAATTCTAGCGACTTTCGATTACGCTCTCCATTTCCTCTTCAATCTTGTAAAAGTCGTCAGCATTACCCGTTCGTTCCTCGAATTTCAGGATCACTTCCTCATCCATAATTTGAAGCACCCGGGCTCGGAAAGTCTCGTCCTCAAGTTTCTCCAGCCATGATGCTTTTTGGAATTTTACCTCACTACCATCTTCATAAACCAGACTAAACCATGCTCCCGCGTTGTTCAAATATTGCGAGGACTTAATCGCCTCAAACCAACTTTCTTCATCACAGATGCGTACGACATCGCCACCCCACACAATCTTAAATGTACAGACGCGACCCTGGGTACCGAATCTTGACTTCTCAATCTTTGCTTTCACCTCAGATCCAACCCGAAAGCCGTTGTCGTCCAATATAAAGCTGGCCTTCGCCTTCCTACCCGTGAGCCAAATCCTTAGTGAATACGAATAATTAAGGGCTTTACCGCCGGGCGTGAAATACGGAGTGGTCATTGCCTCAGCAATGTTACTAGTAATATTTGTTTTAAGTTGATTGAGTACTAGTAAAGTCGACGAACTATTCGCAATCGGCTGCACCAGCTTGGATAAGCCCTTGGAAAGAATCCTAGGCTTTACAGCCATCGAGGATAGCGGGTTGAAGTCTCCCTCGATATCTGACTTACTCGGGGTGAGAGCCAAACTATCCCATACAAAAAGAAACTGATCGCCGGTGCCAAGCAGTTCTTCAACATACTCCAAAACTGATTCAACGCTAGTCGCCTGAACGTACAAGACGTCTTCGACATTGCATCCGGCACGTTCGAGAAATGTGGAATCCAACGCTGACTCAGAATCGAAATATACTACAGTAATGCCCATCTTTTGTGCATTAGCAGCAACCTGTGATGCCATGTATGACTTACCAGTCGATTCTAGGCCAGCGATCTCTACAATCTTGCCCATTGGAATCCCGGCATATTTACCTCTGCAAATAACTGAATCCAGCCAGCGAGACCCGGTAGGGATCCACTCCTTGACGTCGGTGGGATTATTCTCTGTAAGATCGTAAGCAATCTGGCGCCCCTCCTTTTTGTTCAGGAGTTTGCGCATTTCTGCAACACTCACCTTGCCAACTTTTACACCATTTTTACTGTTCTTCGCCACTCTTTTCTCCTTAAAAGCTTGAGACATCTGTAACCCCATGCCTCCCTGCGGGTGGTGCTTAACCTAGCAATTCACTAAAAGCATCATCCACGGACACAGAGGCGGTGGTCGCAGCTACAACACTGCCACCAAACTTCTCCGTCTCGGATGAAACGGCCTCCGCATCGTCAAGCAGATACGCATCCAACATCGCACCCACTTCCTCCGGAGTCTTGTGCTCAAAGAGAGTATCTGGATCCGGAATGCTCTCAAGCCACTCCGCACACTTCTCAGTACCCTCTGTGCAAAGCTCAGACGAGCGTCGACGGGGTGTCAACTTGGTCTGAGGGAACTGCGCTCCTGCCGGCTTGCCATAATGAAGCAGGATGTCGGTACCCGTTTCGGGATCAGTGATATCCCCGTACTCAGGATTCAGAACGAGGTTAAGCAACTGCTCATAAACAGTCTTCCCGTAACCCCACATACGTACGCCCTTATCTTCCTCGCCACGCACCACGACGGGTGAGAAAAATCGCTGGCGCGCCATCAAGTTCTTTGCCATCTTGATGCTATCGTCAGTACCCTCGTTAAAGAGCTTGCGAATGAACGAATCCAGTGGATCATCCTCGCCGAAGTTGCGCTTCGGAGAAAGGAATCCGGGATTGTCCCCCAGGTTGTAGTGAAACCAAAAATCCTTGAAAGGATCTCCGTCCGCGGTGGGCACGATTCGAATCGTCTGCTCACCATCTTGGGGGCGCCAAAAGTTGCCACCCCCATTACCGCGATTTTCCAAGTCAGTTCTACGTGCCCTGATCTTATCTAAATTAATAGCCATGTTTCCTCCTTAATTGCTCTAGGCTAAAGTATGGTCGGCTAATGTCCCGACCATCTGATATAATACTAACATGATTGCTGACCCTTGTCAAGCAATATTTTGTATTTTTGAAGTGTGCGAGACCGAATAAACGTAGTCTTCCGCGTAGTCCGTTGAATATATTTGATAATTTATTTTTGTGGTGTCAGAATTTTTTTCCATGTGCTCCTTCACCTTTTCCAAAAGACCTTGTTCTTGTATTCGAGTCTTACTCATAGCAAAATAATAGCTCTTTTCTTCCACTTTGTCAAGCGAAAAAAACTTTTTTTCCTCCTGACAAAACCCTCCAATCCCAAATGTTGCAATTCTGGAGATCTTTGAGAGTGGTGACACATTTTGAAAAAGTGCAGGCGTATTGTCAAAAACGTTAACCATGTGAAGAGTGTTGCATATAAGTTCGTTAATTTTGTGGTAGTAATCCTCAATCGTTAGTTCTTCTTTCAAGAAACCCTCAATGTCTCTATTATCTACTATGAACATTTTGTCAAACACACCAGAGCGTGTATATTCCTGTAATATATGGAAGACAGATCTCTCGTTTAGCTTTTCTATCTCGTTTAAATATTTTTTTTCAGGTATAATATACACTATACAAATATTGTGCTTTTTAAGGTGTTCCAACACTCGAAGGGTGGCGGCGGCTTCTAGCGATGCTCCGCAAACAAAAAACAATATGTCCCCTTTCAAATTTTTAAAGAATGTCTTAAGGTTTAAAACACTCTTATCATATTCCTCCGGGTGATCATACCCTTTCAAAATAAAAGAGTTTTTTGCCTTCTTTGCATGCTTGGAAATTTTATAAATATTATAATACTCAGAATGTTTTTCAAAGTGCGACGCCAAGTTAACAGCACCTTTAGTAAGCGCCACTATATTCTTCATACCTGTTCGGATACTTCCTCTAGAAAAACTCTCTGCATGAAGCCGCCGTGGCCAGATTTCTTTGCCTGACGTGTGGACTCAGTGTCATACAAGTCGACTGAGTGAAACTGTGCTAGCGCCTCAAGGACCTCATAAATATCTGCTAATTCTTCTTCGCACGGATTCTCAAAAAACTCACCGATCTCTTCGGACAATTTCCTCTTAAGCGCGTTCTCATACTCTTCGTCATTATCTAGAACACGAAACGTGCAGTCCTTGCCACTTTTCTCAATAATTTCAACTATTTTGTCCCTAACAAGCTTAGAGCCCATCTTTATATTCCTCCAGGTTTCCATAATCCGTACCAACCTTAACGTTGGTTTTAAATATTCCAAATTCAGTTTTTCCGAAAAGCTTAATCATCTCCCCCAATTCTGAAAGTGCATTCTTTGGTATGTCTATTAATACACTATCATGAATCAAAGCGGTTATAAAGGCGCCTTTCCCCATTTGAGATAGAAATTTATCAACAGCTATGGCGCGCCGTAAAAAGAGATCGTTGCTGGTGCTTTGTATCAGATAGTTCAGTGCTCTATAAGAATCACACTCCATTTTTCTCCCATACGGGTTTGTCACGGTGTTGCCTACATAATACTTTTG